AAACTACTTTTGCCATCAACTGACCGCTTTCTGGGATCAGTAATCCATGCTTGAACTGCGCCTGCCAATTCCACCATATTACCATTAAGAGGGATGCTTCCTAAAGTAGGGTCACTATTGTGATACACCCTTAATTCTATATTTAGCTCTTTGCTAAATTGCGTAGGCGTCAGCAAACCAGTGGTAGCCAATACCGCATTGGCAAGATTTTTAACATTCTGATCTCCGAACTGACCCTTTACTAATGCATTAATATCTGGTGCTATAGAAGGGTCTCTGGCAATAATAGTAAGATGCGTGCTACCATCAGCATGACCATGCCTAACCTGTTGCACTAACTCTGCCTGATGGCGGTTTGAATATAAACCCTTGCCAATAATATCTAAATGAGTTGGAATGTATTCTCCAGGGTTATGACCATATGTTAATTCAATGGTTGTATTAAATTGCCCATTATAATTTATAGAATGACTAACAGAGTTTGCATAAAACAAAAGGTCTCTGTCTTCAATATAATATACTTCTCCAGCCTGTATGTATTCATTACCTACTACTGTAACAGACCCTTTAAAAATATTCTTTCTAGCTAAATTAAGCAGATAAACAGCAAATGGTGCGCACTGAGTATTTGGATCCGAGAAAAATGGGGCGGCAACTGCTTGGGACCCTCGAAAACCGTACATGCGCCATAAATCATAATCAACCGCCCAGGCCGTACCAATTGCGTTACCGCCAGTACCAGTAAGGTTACCTAGTCCGGTTGGTAAAGGCGTTAATCCTGCCTGAAGTTTACCATCAACTTGAACCATATTATATTCTGGAGCTGCCTCAACTATTTCAAGGCTAATTATTTTATCATCAGATAAAATAAATCTACTGCCAGAATTTGGCCCATAATCATGATTGTTCTCATCTTCAAGCATGTGTTCCATCATTCTTGGCAACAAAACATCGCCATCAGAATCACGAATGTTAGGAGTTAATATTGATTTGGCTGAGCTGTTATCTGTAGAGTTTAATGCTACACCCTCTCTTAGATTCTTAATAGCATTCGATAACGTTTTTATTAATCTCTGGCGCTCTCCTACGAATCTACCAATCTCAGTAACAACACGTAAAATATCAGCCTGACTTCGACCGGCCCTGGTTGTAACTCGATCATTTGATAATACACCCTGAACGCTAGTTGGTACATTTTGATTAAGCTTTTGTCTTAATCTATTAGATATATTTTCTATTGCATTATTAGAGTTAATTAAATTGCCTTTAAAAGTTATTGCATCATTAACAACATCAGACCGTCTTACAATGTCAAAACTAATAGTTGCATTTAATGGTCCGCCTAATTGTTTAGAAAGCGTAGTTAATGCTTTTGCAGCACTTTGTTCTTGTAAATCAGGAGCGTCTTGACTAAGAAGAGACCTAATATCTTTGCCGCCAAACTTACCATCTTCAGGAGATGTTAAAAACGTAAACGCCGAACTAGAAGGTAACTCTGCATTCCGTTGGAGTAACCTTTGGGCTCCCGTATCACTTGTATAGCCTAAAGCCGCAGCTCTTAATCGAATCTGGTCCTCTACAATCTCTATACGATCAGTTAATCCCTGAATGCTATTGAAAAATAACCTCTCTAAAAAGACAGGGAAAAGCTGAATACCTTTCTCGGCTTTCTTTTGAAGCATAGCGGCAAACACACTGCTTGGCATTCTGTTATATTGAGGCGGCCGAGCTTGAATATGTCCTTGGCTATCCGCAAAGACCTCAAGACCAAGCAACTGCTTCATTTGTTCAATCTGTTCATAGATTCCTGAATAAGTGCTTTGAAACAACTCAAGATTGCTTGTTAAAGCCTGCTCAAAAGCACGAATATCATAATTCTTATCATAAGCGTCATCTACAATAAATAAGTTAGTATCTGAGTTGCCCCGCGCTTTCCATAACCTTCTTCTCGTAAATGAGTTAATCTTTTTGCGTAAATCCCTTCTGCCTTGGGCTCGCTCCTCTTCTAAATCTTGTGCGCCCTTTCCAGAGCCGGTTATAGCTGGGTCAAATGATATATCGTCGCCAAAAATACCCAAAGTTCCATTTTGGTCCTGCAAATTGGGTAAGCTCTTTACTCTATCCTTAAAGTCTATTTCAAATTGACGAATCTCATTATCGAGTGCAATAATCTCATGCTGTAAGCTAGGAACTACATTAACATTAGGCGGGTCTAATGAGCCAGTTGGTATGCCGCCTATCCCTACTGGGTAAAATTGAGGAGTGTTTGCAAACTGAGGCGCAACAGATGTAAGCTCATCAAATTTCTCCGCCCTCTCTCTAAGCTTACGATTAAGCTCGGCATTTTTAATTGTTAAATCAAACTCACCACTTGCCAAAAACTTATAAGCCTGCTCATTTACTACCAGCTTTTTAAATGGCATGAAATTGCCCCAAATAGAGTTTTGAGTAATAACATTACTTATCAAGCCTTTAAAAAAAGACTTTGTCATATCTGAGTTAAATAAATCATCCTTTTGTAGCTTGGCAAAATCTAAAGCACCCTTAACAAAGTTGTTATAATTATAAGGCTGTCCTGTAATTAGCAATGATAAAACATTCATTACATCTTGCCCAGCAAAAGGATTTTGAGTGATATTAGGAGATGCTTCGCTCCTAAACGAGCCCAATGTAGTAAATGTAGCATGAGGCTCTCCAAATAATACAAGAGAACCTATCCCTTCTTTCCACCTATATACAAATCCATCTGGATTAACAAAGTTTCGCCTGGCGCTTTTGCCTAACCCTCTCTGAGCGCTATTACCGCCGCCAGATGTAACATGCTCAATCTCTGCTAAGTTATACCTGGCCTCATCAAGACCGGAGCCTCTGAATCTACCAAGCTTTGCTCGGACAGATTTTGAATTCAAAAGACGCACATTGGCATCTAATAATGGCGGAACTGTGCCTCTAGATACCCCAGAAGCTTCATCAAAATCTATATTAAAAGGAGTAAGCGGATCGTAAAGTGCGCCATTAAATACGTCTACAGACGGATTCACATTAATTTGACTAATTTTAAAGAAATGAGAATTGTCTTTGGCGCTTACCTTAAGAGTATATTTACCTTGAGAATAGCTATGTGGAGCCCTATCAACTACCCCTACAAAACAACACGTACCAGCTGATTGTCTAGTAAAATCATTCCTCATCAATTGGTATAACCAACTAGGAAAATCCGGCCCAGCAATAAGATTCTTCTCAATATCTAAACTAGAACCATTGCCAGAGCTTCCATTAAATGTATTTTTGATATCATCAAACGCAGACTCTATACTGCCAATTGTTTGATTGAGCTTATTAACTAAACTACCACCAGAAAATACTGTGTTTAATCCTTGTGTAATCTTAGAGTCTCTTAAAGCTTTAGACCCAATGAATACATAAACTACATCCATGGGCTGAATTATTGGCTTGCCACCATAATGTAGCTGCATCTTCTTACGCAAAGGATTCGTCAGCCTGTTTGCTTCTTTGTTTTCAGAACGAGTGGTCTGCTGTAACCCCATAAGGGTAAAGATATTTTGAATTATTTGTCTGAAGAAATCAGCCTCATTATTAGGCTCCTTGACACCATTAAGCCCAGCTGCCGATTCTGGACTAATAGAAACCGCATCAGAACTGTCAAAAGAAAGCAAATCAATGCCGAATGTGCCTGCATCAAAACTGAACTTTATTTCTCGTCCCTCTCCGTCAATAAAGGCACGAACCTTTTTATAAAGAAGCGTTTCCTCTTCAATCTTGAAAAATACTCTAGTAGCCCCTCTAGCACTGCGAATAGAGTTTAAACGAATCTTTAAATCCTCAATGGTTTTCTTTAATTGAAACTCCGTTACTTTGAAAAAACTTCTCTGCTTAAATAAACTGGTTGAATCAGATATTGCCGTCTCAATATCTTCGCTGGTAATAACCATTAATTTATAAGGATCTTCAATTGTTAAATCACAACTTCCACCTCCTAAATCAACTGAATTCCTGCAGCTTACGCTTTGAACCAAAGTAAGATCAAATGTACCTGTTCCATCTCCCAAATCCGTTGCGTAAGGAACCTCTGTGTTAATGTTCCAAGTGGTAAAAAAGGCAGGATCAGAAAATTTCTTAACATTCCTAATTGATTCAAGAGCGCTCTGTGTCTTGCTTCCAAAAATTCCAGAACCACCCAAACCATTAATGGTATCTACGGCATTAAATAAAAGAGGAAAAGCTGTGTCGCTTAACATGCCGCCATTTGTAGTTACAATTTTTTCAAACTTAGTAAGTCTTTCATAGGCAGCTATTACTCGGCATTTGTTTTCAAATAACCTTTTACTTGCTCGCATAAATAACTTATCATCTTCTTCCATTAACTCTGGCTTGAAATTTTCAGCCAATGAAGAAAACATTCTTTTTTTAATAACAACTGTAATATCCGGCTCTTGCATCAATATTTCAGACGCTCTCGGGCGGATGTTACGAATTTGCCCAGTTTCTACATAGGAGCGATTGGCTGACTTATCAATTTTATCTGCAAAATCACCAAGCTTTCCAAAATCACCAGGAGTCTTATCATCCAATGATGCCGGTGTGTTTTCAGCCAAACCTACCTGGCCAAGAAGCGAATCGCTTAAACTATCTAAAAATGCCATAAATCCTTACTTAAAAATCAAACAAATCTTTTACATTGTCTCTAAAATTCCTAGCCGTGCTCTCGAATTCATTTATAAGAGACTCAGTTTCCTGCCGGCGTGCCGGCGAAATATCACCATTAACTAAATGACTAAAACTACGTGGAGCCCCAAATTCAGGGTCTGAATTACTCGGGCCAGATACCGCACTGCGATGCCAAGCAAAAAAGTTACTGCGAAACCCGCGCTTTTGAGTTACCGTGAACTTGATATCATAATCAAACATACCAATATTATCTGCGCTCTCTGTTACTGCAAAACTATTAAAATAACCTCTCCACACCTCACCTGACCAATATAACTCAACTTGCATAGCTAAGGATGCTAATGTTGGGCCTTGCTTGGGCGCTTGAGGCAATGACTCCTGAGATGCGCCAGATAAGGCCTCAAGAAAATTATCCCCCGAGCTTAAAGCAGAACCAACCCCAAAAATATCGCCCGCATAGGTGTCTTGATGCTGCTTCGCGGCTAATGTTAACGCAAAAGGATCAAAAGCAATCTGCTCATTCCTATAAACGTCAAGCAAAACATTTATTCCCTCAATGCTTGATGTCCCTGTCGTTCCTGTAATATCTAAAGTAGTAAGCGCCTCTCCCCAATATTGAACTACGAATCCGCCCTTTGTTCTTTGAGCCTCAATGTTTTTAGAATAATTATATCTAACTTGTTGAGGGTTGATATACATTTGAATAATTGGCCCTTCTGGCACAAGCCAATGCATTATCTTTCTTCCAGATGTTGCGGCTCTTCCGTTTGGGAATCTGCCCTGGCGAGTTCCTGACCCTAAACCTGACCCAGTTAATATATTAGAGGCAGCAAAGCCTTCGCTATAATTAGGGTCAGTTTTGCCGAAATACTTGCCCGCAATATCGAATGCGTCATCTGATTGTCTTGGTGGTGATGGCATATATTATTCCTTAACTAACTCTATTAACTTTACCGTCTTCGCTCATTCTCATCTTATTGTTTTCGTCTATCTCTATATTTATAAGCCTCTTGATTTGGTCGTCAAAATCTTTGACCTGAATGACGATTGTATTACTTTGCCCGCCCTGAGCTGGCCTCTTACCTCCCCTTATAGGGCTAGATGGGTCGCCCTCCATCTTTTGTGCAACGGCCATATCAGCCCTTGTCTGGGCCCCAGGGAGCCCCGCATTTCCTGACTTTGATCCAAAAAATTCCTTTGCACCTACGGCGGCCCCTCCGGCTCCTCCGGCTCCAGGCAATTCTCTATTCTTTTCCGAATGCATATCAAATAATTTTCTGAAAGCGTCGCTAATGGTGTCTATTAATTCTTCTCCGCCATCTATTATTTTACTTTTCTCTCCAGCAAGCGTTGTTTTAGATGTGTTTTTTTGAAAACCTATTTCGGCAGCTGCCCCTGAGGCTTCTTTCCGTTGTTGTTCAAACTTAATTGCTCCTTCGGCAGTCCCGGTACCCAAATACTCACGATTTTTATCATATGCCTCAGTGGCAGCAACAACTCCGCCATGTGATAATGTATTATTTATCTTTACCAATTCATCAATCTGATGAAGCTGAAGCTCGTTTCCCTTTTCCATTGCACCATGCAACTGCTCTTCTGGAGTTGCTTCCCCCATACCTTTTGGAGTAAAAATCTCGCCCTTAGACATAGCATCTAATATTGCCTTGGCCTCGCCTGTTGACCCTGCAATTTTAAGTGGGCCCGTGGTAAGCATTTGAACTTGCTTAGTATATTGAGCCGCAGCCCGAGCATCTTCAGATGCTTGCTTAAGCGTAACAACTTGTCCGCCAAACATGCCGCGAAGAGTGTCTTCAACCTTGCCCATCACTCCCGCAACATCGCCTTCTGCAATCTGTTGCTCGATTTGATAGCCTCCCTGTAACCCGCCAGGGCCGCCAGTTTGAGCTGAAATAAATGACATCTGAGCTACATCCATCTGGGCAACAGCTCCAGTCATACCTTTAACCAATTGACCAATGGCATCTGGTCCTAATCCGGATTTCCTAAGAGCTGGCCCCATGCGGGTCATAATATCAATTGCGCTATTGGTATTATCACCTAAAAACTTAAATTGTTCGCCTACGCCTTTGACATAAGTTCTCATTATATCCATTGGCATTTTAAGAGATTGAGCCGCTGAAGACATCTTGGCAACAAAAGTTAGTGCCTCTTTTCCGCTCTTGTTCCAATTTAAAAACAAAAGGTCTACGTCTTCCATTACCTTTTCAAACTTTTGAAAAGTTCCAGCGGCAACTTTCATGGTGGCATCAAGCATCCCCATGCTATTGCCGCCAGCATCAGCATTATCTACAACAAGCCCAAGGGCACCAGGGATTTTCATCAATTGAGTGGCGTAATTGGCTGCCTGGGCAGCTGTCAGATTGTTGGCCGTTCCTGCTTCGGAAGTTAATTTAGAGAACTCAAGGGTCATATCCGAAAGCCCCTTCATGCCGCCTGTCAGGCTCGAATACGCCGCTTCCAAATTGCCAGATGCCGCAGCATTCATTAAAAGAGACGTCTCCATATTCTTAGCCGCCTGGACTTGCCCAAAAGCACCTCCGACTAATTCTTTTACTTTGCCAAGTTTTTCTCCAACCTCTGGAGCTATCTTTAATATATTATCAAACATGCCTTTCATCTGGGCCGACGTTCCGTCGGCCAAACCGCCCATCTTAACTAGCTCATCATTAATAGTTAATCTGCCAGATGCTGCGGCATATAATAATCCAAAACTAACTGCCGTACCTTTAACAGCATTACTAAATAAATCAATATCCTTAATAGAATTAAGTACTTTGCCTTTAACTGATTCTAGCCCAGTAATAAAAGCAGCAAAACTTACACTCTTTATGTCGTTAGCAAATTCAAGAACTGAAACTCCAGCTGTTTGAAGTTTTTTTGTATATTCTTCTATATGCGGGACCATACTTTTAAAGGCATTTTTAACCGCGTCAGTAGCAATGGGACTAGTTGCTGCCTCTCTTAACTCTTGAGCATACTTAAGATACTCTTTCATTTCCTCTATGGTTAAATCAGCCATTCATTACTCTTCTGCGCCTTCGTCTTTTTTTCTTTTCGTTAACCTTTGGTCTTCCTGCCATTACCATTCTAGTTGACTCTTCAAAGTCTTCTTCTGTAGATTCATAGTCTGGATTTTCTTCAGAGATAATACGTTGAGCCATTTCCATATTAGAAAACGACCCACCGAAAATTGCATAGTTTCTAGCAAAAGCATGTTTATCTTCTAAATCTTGTCTAAAGCTTTCATAGTATAATAGCTTCATCAGAGGGTCAATTTCGTCGAACCAGGGATCATCCCACTTTTTGCTATAAGTTTTGCACATAAACCAGTGAAACCTATATTCTGGTTCCTTTACGATTTTTTTATTGCGTCAATGACCTCTTCTGCATCCGCTTCATTCTTAATGGCATACCTAGCTTCACACGTCTCAACAATGTTTTTTTGATACCACTTATATAAGTGATCGGTTAGGCTTTCATCCATCCCTCTTAAAATATCTAACTTGTCATCGATCTCGTCAGACTCAATAACTGCAGAAAAGGGCTTCCCTTGAATGTGAGTTAATGCTCTTGCTAGAGTATTAAAACGAACTTCGTACTGCATTTTTAACGCACTTAGATTCTCAAATTGAGATAAAGAATTAAAAACCTCATTCAGCTCCTCACCAGGAAGAGATTGAAAAGTAAACTCTGTTTCGTCAACGGTAACAGATTTAACCATTCTGCCTAAATTAAGCAAGAATTCAATCCTGGCTCTTGCTTCGGCTGAAATGCTTTTTTGAGCCCGAACGGCTTCATTTCGACGTTCCTCAAATTCTTTAAGGTCATCTTCGCTCATCTTTTGTCGCGGGTCAACTCTTTGATATCCACGAGCCTCTCCTTGCCTTTGCACAGTACCTGCGCGATATACTGGGTTATGTCCAAATGAACTCTCTTCTTGAGAATATTCGCTTTGGTCTTCCACGGTCAATACTCGACCGCTTTGACTCCCAGCGCGTGTACCCGAAGTTCTTCCTAAAGGGCTTTCTATATCTACCATAAATCCTCTCTTTTATATGAAAATGCTCGCTTAAAACGAGATCAATGCATACAACTATATAACGAATTATCCGCAACATTATGCCGCCTAACTAACCGTAATATGGTTGTTTTATTTATCCCTACTGGCCTGCTACTTTTTGAGCAGATCTAACATGCTTATATGCAAGTAGAATCTGTTGCATATAAGATAAGAAAAGATGAATGATTCTAATGGTATGTTTTTCAGTAAAGTGAGTTAAGTATATGTAATTTATACGTTTTCTACAGCGAAAGCATTCAGTAAACCACTTGCGTCGAGGGCTCCCCGCTGTCCGCCTTTATCCGCTTCTTGCTCAAACGGATTAAGAATAATTGGATTAGCTCTACCATTAGCTGCTGCTTGTGCTACGTTATTGCTGTTAAGTACGCTGAAGATATCTTCTGCTACACATTGCATAGTTTCAGTAATAGTCCAGTCAGATACAGTATAAGTATACCCTATACTTTTAATCCATACATTCTTAATTGTCGTAATGATTGCATTCCCTTCATCAGCATCTGCAAATCTATCATGAATTTCAATATCAAACGGAATTCTTTGAGATTTAACGTGCAAAAAGCCTCTACTAAAAGCCTCAGCTACACGAAGCTTATCAAACCTAATTCGTTGACAAGAAATAGAATAGTCCGTTGATTTATTTGGAGCGCTATCAATATGTCCATCAGTGCCGACCTCATCAATCATCTTGATATCGCCGCGCGTTTCATTGACTTCTAATGACTGAATTGCTCCAATCGGGTTGCTATCAACAACAATAACAATGTTTGTTGATAAATGCGTGGCAGTTCTATTATTGCCATCTGCATCAAATAATTGTGAACCTGTATTTCTAGGCATATGTTTTTGTTCCTAAAGCTGAGTAAAGTAAATCTTAAAATTGAATATAGTTAAAGGTTTAAAGTTGGCTGTCGTTAAGTGGCATTATATTCCAATAACTTATATTATGCGCACACTTGCTTTTGTAAATATACAAAATCATGCCCTATCAAAGAACCCCAATGCCGACACGAATGTATATCCAGTTTACGGGATAGGTTGGTTGTACGGCCAATCTGATATTCCACTGCCTTGGCTCTACAGGGTCTCTGGAAACCGACAGGTTTGCAAAGGCTGTAATGAGACGGCGAGTAATAAAGCTTTGGGCCATGCTCGTAGCGCGGGCAATTAAAGTGCCCTGAGTTGTTGGGGCCTCTGCAGTGCCAGGGAAGCCTCTGAAAGCCGCACGCATATCCTTGGCAATTCTGTCTCGGATAAATACAATTGAGATCTCTTCTTCCTCTGCAAAGCCAGATATAGTAGTTGTCTTGCCCCAAATAACCTTACCACCGCCAATAGCCGGCTGTAGTAATGTAATTCCAGCATTAGCTATGTTCTCAATCGTAATAGGCCTATACAGCTTATCACGCAAAATTGAGAACCCAGAAAGCACCTTATTAGTAAGAGGGATCTCAATTCTTGGAATTCCGGATAGGAATCCAGCAGCAGCAGCTGCAATGAAGAATCCATCAACAATCGTTCTATCTGCGCCAATTTGGACAGTTATCTGATCTGGATAGAAGAACGTTACTCTA